TTATATGATGTAATAGGTAATAATTACGACCCTGTTCCATCCGCAGAGGGATTTTATACAGTCCCAGATTTAGTTGCGGGTGGTGCTTCATTTATAACTGGTTCGGCATTTACGGATGGAGAGAAACAATCTTCTTCTGCTACTTTTGATAGAACAGGTCAAACATCACTCGCTATTAATAATATACCTTCACTATCAAGCACCCCATCTGTATATAACACATCATTTACACACACTACTGATACTGTTAGTGTTTTTAAAAATACATCTGTTTTATCATATACGGGAGGTGTAACGCAGAAAGATTTTTCTGCTGAAAAAAGTGGTTCAACCGCAAATCCTGCTAATACAACCACTTTGAATGCTACAACACTATATTACATTAATAATACACCTACCGCTATTCCAGATACTCAATATACAACCAGCGGAGATATTCACAGCGAGTTTGTAAGTGTAGTTTATTTCATCAAAGCAAGATATTTTTCTCCGCCAGTCATTCCACCATATACCCAGACAATCCCACCTAACTCGGGGATATATAATGAGACGGATTCGTTAAGCGGATTTCTTGGTCCGTTTCCAACATACCCAACTGGATTTTAATCTCATCTCATATTATATGTCAGTAGCAGGTAATCTTGGACGACAAACTTTTCCAGTTCCTATAGGTTCAATATTTTTATTCGCAGGAGCATTACCAACAATACCAGTAACATATTTAGTATGTGATGGTTCGGCATTTGACGCTGTAAAATACCCCCTTCTGGCGGATGCTTTAGGAGGTTCTAATACTCCTGATTTACAACAAAAAATAATCGGTGGTGGTCCAATAATAGATGTGGGACAACTTGTCCCAGCAGTTTCAGGAACATTTACTGCGGGTAGTTTTACTTTAACAAAAGAAAATATCCCGTCTGTTCCTTTTACTCCTACTGTTCCTGAAGGTGCTTCAATATCCACCGTAATATCGGCAGTTGAAGGACAATCACCTAATTTTCTTACTGACCCACTTACGACACAAGGGAGTATAACAGATGGAGAAGGTAATGCTCCTCCTCTTAATGGTTCTCCTGCTTTAACTCCAATCGGTGATGCTACATACAATTTACCAACCTCCGCTTCTTTTGATAATGATACACCTTCCGCAGTAACCCCAACCGTCACTTTATCAGGAGACGCAACAAATCCAGCGTGTCTCGTTTTTCGTTATATTATTAAAGCAGAATATTAAAAATATCATTATAGATTATAATGAGTGTAGCAGGTTCAGCAAACGCAGATGTTCCAATAGGAGTTGTCTTACCATACGGAGGATTTATTGCCCCAAAAGGAGGATGGTGGTTGCTTTGTGATGGTTCTGTTTTTGACCCAATAAAATATTCCGCATTATATAGTGTAATCGGGACACAATTCGGCGGAACAGCAAACGCACCACTTTTACCAGATATGAGAGGAAGATATGGTTTAGGATATACGGCAGGAGTGAATAGTATAGGTGAAAAAATTGCCCCAAGCATTAATGGAACAGAGTCATTTACTCTTACGGCAAGTAATATACCCACACTTTCTCCGCTTGATGGAACACCCACATATACAATATCAGTATCACCTTCTATTTATCAAAAACCTTTACAAAACTTTAAGAAAGAAAATATCGGCGAACCATCAACACAAGTTTGTCCTTACATTTCAACACGCCAAGATATAGTTTATACTACGACATTATCAGGAGTTACAATAAATTATACAAATGAGGCAGTAGAAGCAGTTGAGAATGATATTACTGGAACGAGTATTGCTTACTCTGGATACGATATGACCTTTATCATTAAAGCGAAAGGATTTTAATTTTTTAATCTAAATAGAATATATATGTCGCAGTTTAATGTCATCAGGAACGCTGTTACAGCAGACCAGATATATTTTGATGTAACAGTTACGAACTTTCAATCTACTACGACAGTTCCGCCGATTTTTTATTACAACGACGGGAGAACGATGCCTTTTATAGATAATCCCGAAGACTATTTCTTATCCATCCTGCGATTTACTTTAGAAACAGGGACAATCCCCGTTTTTGTTCCCAGTATTCAACCGAATCAGGGCAATCCAAACCTTACCATTTACAGTATCACTTTAGAATATACTGACGCCGTTTTAGGGACAGCAACCAGCGGTCAAGTATTTCTTGAGTGGATTCCACAGGATAAATCGGCACAAGTCCCACCCGCACCGAATCAAACAGCGAATAAAACGCAGGTGAATGATACTGGATATTACAATTGTTATTCTTTAGGATATTTAACGACTTTCATTTCGGGATATTTCGCTGGTGCGATGAATCTTCTTAAGGCAGACGCATTAGCAAAAGGTATAACTTTACCTTCTCAATATGCCCCACAGATGATATGGGATACAACGGGTAATGTAGCGACAATTTACGCCGATGTTCTGGGATACGACCAGAACCCATCTAACCCAGCAGACCAGATAAAAATCTACTGGAACGCTCCTTTGTTTGAACTCTTCAATACATTCCCAGCATTCTATTTAGGATATACGGGAGTTCTTTTAGGTAAAAACTTCCAGATTCTACCATATTATACATCTGCGAATGGTCTCTTACCTATTTTATCCCCAACGATTCCAACGACGGAACTCTGGCAAGGCATTCCCGTATATCAGGAAGAAAGCACTATAGCGAACATTACCCCAGTTTCGGCGATAGTTTTCACCTCAAATACCTTGCCTATAGAACCATCGCAGGTCAGCACCCCACTTGTTTATAATAATTCTTCCATTCTTGCTTTAGGAGGTAATAATGCCGATATAGCGAATATAGTGACAGATTTAGTGACCGATTCGGGTATTTACAGACCAAATGTGGTTTATACCCCGACTGCCGAATACCGTCTTATTACACTTTACGGCAATCGTCCTCTTTATAACCTTGACCTCCAGATTTTCTATAGAATAAAAACGGGACAATTAATCCCGATTCGTATTGCTTCGGGACAAGGCATCACTATCAAACTTGCCTTCCTCAAGAAATCCACCAAAAAGACGGCGAACGGGTCGTAGTTTAGCAATTTATCCGTCTTCTTCATTATAATTTATTCTTTGTATATATTATAATGAGTGACTTCAAAACCGTTCTCGTTCGTGACTCCGTCATCGGTGATATTACCAGCGATATTGACTTTGCCGTCAAATCAGGAGCATCCCAGACTACATACCAGAGATTTCCTTCAACATCCGCTTCTAACTCCAGCGTCATCTTTAACGTCCAAGTTCCCAGCGAGAATGTTGTAATCGGCAGAGACCTTCTTTTAACTACAGGTCTTACTATTTCTCTTTCTTTAACTGGTGTTGAGGCAGGAGATGTTGCTTTTGAATATGGAGTGACTGATTCTTTCCAAGCATTTCCTTTTGCTTCCCTTCTAACAACTGCTTCCGCTCAAATCAACAACACTACCGTTTCTATTAACTTGAAGGATGTTCTTCCTTCGCTTCTTCGTATGAATAACTCCCGAGAACTTTACAGATTTAACAGTATGACCCCTGCCTTGCCCGACCAAGCATACGGTATTTTCTCTCAAGGTGTCGGGGCAAACAACAATCCTTTAGCAGGATATTCTAACGCTTCCTACGATATAGACCAAGTTCCTCGTGGGGCACAACCCGTTAATATCACCGTTCTCCACAACATTACTGGTGGTGGAACTGATACTTCGCTTGTCTCTACTGACCCTGCTGATACTTGGACTATTGTTGTCAGCACCGTTGTTACTGAACCTCTCTTCCTTTCTCCTTTCATTTTCGGTGACCCTCACTTCAATACTCAAGGTCTTCTTGGTATTAACAATATGTCTCTCACTTTGAATGTGGATTCTACCTGTAAGAGAGTCTGGTCTTCTGCTAATCCTTATATTACCAACATCACTTTAGGAAGCACTCTTGCTGGTGGTAATACCAACGGATTCCAAGTTGCTGGAGGTAAAATCGGTGAAGTCATCCAAGTCCCATCTGCTCCTGCCCTTCTCTTCAAGTTCCTTTCTACCCAACCAAGCGACCTCATCCAGACCAAGAATGTAGTCCCATATATGGATTTCCCTCGTTATTTGACTTCGGCAGCAAACGCTGTATCTGTTCCCGCCAACGAGTCACGCACTCTTACATCCAGCAATCT